TCAAATTTTTTTTAGACCAAAGAGCTGCTGCTTCTATTCTTGCTTTTCCACTATCTCCAAGTTTTTGAATTTCTAAATCTACATTAGGTAAATTAGAAACTGCATTATCTACAAATGCTTTAACACCATTATCATATTCTTCTTGTGATAATCCTGCATTTTTAGCTGTTTCATTCCACCATTGAACTATAGGCATATCTTCACTAATTGATAACGAAGTATTTTCTATTTCTGGTACATTTAATTTATAACTTTCTGGAACAGAACCTAGTCTTTCATTTTCAATATCTGTTCTAATTTGTTTAGTAAGATCTTCTGTTCTTGATCCTAGTTTAGTTTCAAGCGAATTGTAACTTGATGCTAAATTTTCTAAATTAACTGCATTAGTATTTGTATCCCAAAATTTTTCTTGAACATATTCTGGTCTAACTATATCAGCAACATTTTCTGTAGCGATTGGTGCTGAAGTTTCAACATTATCATCTGCCATCTTTTTCTCCTTGTTGTATTCTTGTTTTGATTATACCCATTAAAAATCTCATACCTTCGATATGAAATAAATGATTGCTAGTTACATTTGGCCCAGCAACTACTTCTGTAGTAATGGATTTTAAGTAATCTAACACATGCTTTCCTTCATCCCCTTTAAACAATGTTGCAAAATGTTTATTTAATTTAGCTTCATTTAAAGCTGACCTTGTATAACCATCAACACTTTTAACTGGAATTTCTTTCTTATTTTTTAACTTGTCCCAACTCATATTAACTTTCTGGAGGAGCTTCTTCTCCTGCCGATTGTTGTAATTGACTCATTCTATCTGCTAATTGTTTTTGCTCTTGTTCATCTCTAATAAGCTTTTCTGGTAAGTTCATTTTTTCTGCTAAATATTTTGCTGTTGCATTTTGATCCACAATTAAATTAATCATTTGTGGGCCAAATGTTCCTGCAATTATTTCATTAAATCTAGTTACATCTGCAACATCTTGTAAATGTTGAGCTTGTGCTAGAGGTGAACGAGGTGCTACTTTAACTTCTCTACCATTTATTTTTGGTACATCTATTCTACCTTGCTTAGATAAAATTCTAATTATTCTTCTTAACAATGGATTAATTAATTCTGATTGTAGTCTTCCAAATGATGCACCTATCTGTCTAGATAAATCTGCCATTCTTTCAGATACTTCAGTAGCTGTCATAGGTGTACCTTCTGGTTTACCTAGAGCTTCCATATATAAAGCTTTTTTAATATTAGCTCTCATGTCATTTAAAACTAATTGAGCAACGTCAAAATTAGATGCTGATTGTATTGGTTTTAAACCTTGAGATCCTGGAGCTACTGGAATTAAAGATCCTGGTACTAATGAAATGTTATCTGGATTAATTACACCATCATCTTCATAAGTATAAACACCACTTACAGACATCTGTGCATTTTGTAATATTAATTCTATTGTAAGGTTACAAGTTTTAATTGCTGCCATAGCATTAAATACTGGCCCTCTGCCATATACTTCTCCAGATGCTTTATTCCATCTAAATACTAAATAAGGATTTGAACCTTCACCTTTATATTCTTCTTCAAATAAAACGTGTTTAGGATCTTCCATAAACACACACAGTTTAAATTCTTCAACATTAGGTTTATGTATTTTATAAACAGCTTCTATAATTTTAATTTGTTTCTTTTGTTTTAATGGATCAAAGTTTTCTGGTAATGTAGCTTTAGGATATAATATAAGTATTTCTTCTGGCTTACAATATCTTGTTCTGTAAACAGTATCAATCTTACCATCTGGGCCATTCATTAAACAAACTTTTGTTAATGGTATAGATGTAAATTTAATTGGATTAATTGCATCACCTTCTTCAACAAGAAGAACTCCTGTACCAATTGCAAGATCCATAAATGCTTCATGTATCTCTTGGTTAAAGTTTGAAGTTTGTAATAACTCAAAAACGTATTCAGTAATTTTATCTAGGTCTAAATTTATTTGGGGCTTTTGTTCTTTAGGAATTTCTGATCCAGCTTGGAAGTCTGCCCATCTTGCAAATGTGGGTGTGATTCCTGCTTGGAGTCTTGATGCAAACTCTTGGACTCCGACCACAGCTGTTTCATCAAATATTTTATCGGTACGTCTTTGACCTGGGGACTCGTCATAAAAAGACTCACGATTAGGTAAACAATATTCATAAGCTTCTTCGAATCTATCCTTCCAATAATCTTTTATACCTTGAGCTTCTTTATATTTTTTAAGAAGTTCAGTTGCTTTATCTGATGTACCATAACTAGGTGCATCCACAGTATTAACATATTCCATTTAATTTTATTTTCCTTCGAAATAACCACGACCACCAGATTTACCAAACATAGATCTTGATCCAATTAATCCTTTAGCAGTTTTGCTTTCTTTTTCATTAGCTGCAGCTTTTGCATCTGCTGCTCTTTTATCTTCTGCAACTTTGTCTGCTGCTAGTTTTTTTTCGTAATCAAGTGTAGCTTGTGATTTTCCAGGTGGTTTTCTACCAAATATGCTTCCCATTATATTAAATCCTTAATTTGTTCGTCACCTTCATCTTCAATAGGTTCAATATCAAACTCATCTTTAGGAAGATCTTTGCAAACTTTTTCTAATTCTTGCAATAACATATCTTCTGCATCGTGATGATCTCTAATTAAATCAATCAATTCTTGTGGTGATTTTTGTTTTTGTTGACTCATGTTTCCAAAATGACGAATATCCAGCATTTATCAACGCACAATATAGTTGATGGGGGGTAAGGATATACCATTTGTAAAATCCTATTAATCTCATAACAAATGATACACACGTCATATCTTTAAACCTTATAAACTGCCAGTTATCTTTAATAGGACATTTAAGTATTTTAAATTTATAAAGATAATTAAATAATCCACCAGCTTCTTCTGATGTTAAAACATCTAGTTTAATTCCAGCATGAGTAAATTGAAGATGTAACCATATCTTATTTTTAAGATCATATTTTAATCCACCACAATGAGTAAAGCCTTTCTTTAACCACCATAAGTATTTTGTATATCTATTTTTAACACCATCTTCGTAAAAATAAATTAACCATTCTTCTTGAATATGTCCCATATCTTTCTTGATTTTTTAGATTGTCCTGCAAATACATCCCATTCTTTTTTAGCAATGGTTGGTCTTGAAGGATGTTTACCAGTTAACATAGTTCTTCCTTCACCTGCTCCCATCATTAAATATTGTAGAGCATCGTGAACGTGAGAGTATCTATTCTTTAATGGTTTTTCATCATACCTATCTCCAGAAGTTTGAAGTCTTCTGTAATGATAACCACCATTAAAACCTTTCTTTAAATTAATACAATCCGTGTGCATATTAAATCCTGCTTGTCCATCTACTAATCTAGATAAGGTAGCATCAACAGATTCAATTCTTAAAGCAACATCATTAGATGGTGCAGGTAAAGCCTTTAATCCATATTGACGCATAATTTGAAATGGAGTTCTTTCATCTGTTTGGGATCTAAAATCTCCAGAAGGATCTCCATAAATCATAATCTCATAACCTTTATAAAGTTTAGCAATATCCCCTCTCAGTAATTCTGAGAACCTCATTACACCCATATCAAAACAAACTAACTCATTAATAATATTCCATTTTCCTGTAGTAGTCCTCTGACCAAAGACAGCTGCAGGTGTTAGTCCAAAATCAATTCCAATCCATATAGGTTGGTTAGGAATTAATGCTATTGGATTTTTGGTAACGTGTAATTCTTCTTTGAAGCTATGGTAAACAGGTTTACCTTCTTCAATAGAACCTAGTTTATTTAAAACATAAACATCGATCCATCCTTTTGTTTTACCCCTAATAATATTTGGATAATATTTTGGGGTTATATTTTTTTTATTTTCTGCTTTGTCATTAGGATCATAAGCAGTAGTCATTCCGTCTTTATCTTTTTTTTCTAGCAATGCTGGAGGTTGAGTATGGAAACTCCAGTTATCTGGTCTGATTAACATTAAAGCTTCTTCTCTAGATATGTGATCTGGTACTGGAACATCACCAGACATAATAGCCCACCAATGATCTTCTTCTGGAGCATTAGTATCAGCTATAACGCCATACCAAGATGCACCACCATCTCGCATAGACGGAAAACGCCCCACACGCATAGTACAAGCATCAATAATGCTCTTAGGTATTTCCCTCGCTTCATTAACCCAAACACCTGTAAGCTCCAATGATAATAATTTTTTAACATCTTCAGGTCTGTCAAGTGCTAAGAACAGCACTTCCATGTCCAATTCTCCTTGGTTAATCCTATGTGTATAAGGAACAGACCAAGCAAAATCTCCCCACTTAACTTCTGGAAACCAATCTATCCACGTCTTGATCGTGGTAGTTTTTAGTTGTGGGTTAGTATTTCTTATTACTGCCCAACGAGATCTTCTTTTTCCATCCTTATTCTTTTTTTGTAACAAAGCCCTTCTGAATATTTCTATGCAACAAGCAACAGATTTTCCAGAACCTACTGGCCCTCTGATTCCTCTAAAGAAATCATCAGACTTCATAAATTGTTTTAGTACATCTCCTTGTGGTTTGTAATCAAAATCAATCGACATTTATACCAACATTCGCTTTCAACAAGTTATAAACTGTTTCTTCTCCAAAAGCTTCTACAAGCTTATCAGCTTCATAATCTGTTATCATGTGTGTTGGGTAATGTTGAAGATGTGTTTTCTTAACAATAGTTCTTAATCTTTTTCTATCTTTTAAACTTAAATTATTGAGGAACGACATTTTTCTTGCTCTACCCTTTCTAATACTATTTTAAGTATTTCTGTTTCTTTACCAAACTTTTCTTCAAATGCCTTCTTAGACAGGTGTATAGAGAAGTTTCCTTGATGATGGTCATGGCATAACGGAATAACTTCGAAGTGGCTTGTCCGTCTTCCTATGCCAGTCCCAGGTGGTCTTATATGGTGTAGGTTAGCAGGTCTTTCACAGACAAAGCAACCAAGCTCTGCTACCCTAGACATATGTTCTTTTTCTTTCTTAGTAGCCACTTGGTCTAGGTTTTGGTTTAGAAGGCTTCTTCGGTTTCCGTGGTTTCTTGTTCATTGTTTTTTTCATTTTCTTCCTTTGTTATTTCTTCATAAGATGCACGACAGTTATCTGGCGTAGCAGCAGATGCTTGTTGAGCAGCTGTAACATTATTTGTAGAGGAAAACAAGATCTCTTTTTTAAGATCCATTGTGTCTAGACTCCATATTTTTAATAGGTAATTTTGCATTGTTCCTCTCGATTAGTGAACAATGTAACTATAACGAATATAGTTATTTATAAACGCACTTACTTAGGTGAGTT